TCCGACTTCTTTTCAAGGGGTATCTTCTATCTGCCGCAGTAGTTCTTATGGTAATCACCTCTATTGGTGTTTATGGGTATCTAACAAACTCATACCAAGAAACTGCGAAGGTGGTTTACAAAACACAAAATGAAATTGTACTTCTTGACCAAAAGAAAAAACTTTTTGAAGAACAAAAGATTCAGTTAGACAAAGCAGTTGAAGAAAAAAATTCACGTCTCAAATCACTTGACCAAATCCGTGTATCACAACAAAATGCTTACACACAACAGCTATCGGAAAAACGTGGAACTGGTGGTCTATCAAAGAATATCGCTTCAATAGACAAATCATCCGAAGGATTGAACTCTGATATTTCCACTCTTACACAAAAGTCATTCGTACTTTCAGATTCTATCGCTGCAATAGAACAAACAAAACTAACACTCAACAACGAAACATTCTCATCGGAACTTGGACCACTTCTCTACTTGAGTCGTATCACAAACATTCCGATGGATAGTGTTGTTAACTGGTTCATTCTATTTCTCGTTATTGTATTTGACCCACTTGCGGTTAGTTTGGTAATAGCCGCTAATCATTTGAGTGATAAAGAAAAACAAAAAGAAACATTAGATGAATTGAGTGAGATTGGTCAAGACATAGGAATCGGATATGAAGAACCAACTCAAAGTTTCCCACCAGCTGTAAATGACCAAATTACAGATTCGGTTACGCAGGCTCACTTACACGTACAGTCACAGATTACAGATTCTGTTACACAGATTAGAGAGGAACCACAACTGGTTGTTGAAGAACCAGAAGTAGAACTTGCACTTGGTGATATTGTGGATGATACACCAAAGAAAGAAAGAAAGAAAAGAAAATCAAAAGATTTGAAAAAGTCAGAGGAAAGTAGTATATTAGATGAATCATCTAATGATGATGAACAAAGGAAGTTTTATGAGGAGGAAATTCAACCTGCTCAATTACCAGCAGTAACATCAACGGGGTATTCACGAGGCATTTCTGTATGAGATATATGACGTGTCAAAATAGTCAACCTACGAGTAAGTATTTCAAAGGAAGACGTTGTTACGAAGAAGTTTTGGTAGATGAAAATACCAAATCTGTACTTTGTTGGAAGTGCACTGCAATGATGTTACCACCACCTGAAGAAAAGAAGGTTAGTGGTTATCCTCGTGGGTGGAAGTTTATGTCTGAATTTGTTGATAAGGACGGTAATGTATATCACAAGGGTGAATTACAACCTGAATTATTTGGAACTTTACCACCAACTGAAATAAAAGAGTCAACAAAAGAAAGAAAAAAGAAAACTACGATAGACGATAAAATTACTAACGAATTTGCAAAGTTAGTTCAGAGTGGTAAAATAAAAAAAATTACTAAAAAGACCGTGAAGAAAACTACGAAAAAATAAAGGAGTAGAATTATGGCAGGTTTCTATGATGATGAGGATGAGAACGTACAAAAAACAAGTACAAAGAAATCAGAAGAAAAAGGTGAAGATTTACCAGTAAAGTGGAAAGAGGCTCTTTCACAAATTGATTATGGTATTGATGTAGAAAGCTCTACTCTGTATATGTTTGGTGATATTGCAGATGGAACTCTTTATGATTTTATGTTGAGAATAAAGGCTATTCTTCACATGAGAGAAGATGATAAGAAGGATAATCCAATCAACATTATTATCAATTCTGACGGTGGTGATGTATATGAAGCACTCGGTATGATTGACTTTATTCAATCACTCAACGTAAAGGTAAACACAATTTGTAGAGGACGTGCAATGTCCGCAGCCGCCCTACTTCTTTGTTCGGGAACAGGTGTTCGTGCTGCTTCAAAAAACAGTACAATCATGTTCCATGAAATGTCATCAGGTATCTATGGTAAGTCATCAGACATGAAGGCAAACGTTCAACACATGGAAAAGTTGGAAGAAGTCCTTGTTCAGATTATGAGTGAAAACTCAAACAAGGATGCCAAGTTTTGGAAAGAAACAACACTCAAAGATTATTATCTATCACCTGAAGAGGCACTCGGACTTGGTGTAATTGATTCAATCATCGAGCCAAAATTCAAGAGAGGATAATATGGAATTTTTAGTATTATTTTTAATACTTCTTCTTTTGAGTGCTGGGTATGTCATTTATAACCTGTATACCAAATATGCTCAGTTAGAAATTATTGCACAGGAGAATGTGGATTTCATTATGTCAATGAGGAATCGAGTTCTGAGTCAACAATCTTATCTAAAACAATTGGATAGAAAAGGTGCATTTGAATCTGACGATGAAACAGGTTATTTCTTCAAAGAATTGAAGAAGATAATAAACGATATTGCTCTTTATCTTGAATTAGAATCGGAACAGGATGATGAAGAAAAAGACGTTCGTGGCACAGTAGGGAGATTCTGATGGAAGTGAAAAAGAAAAAACAGAACGTCTATTTTACACAAGAAACAGAAGACGCTATAAACGAATATAATCGTTGTGAAGATCCTATTGAACGAAATATCATTTACACTAAAAGAATTCATCCAGCGTTCTACAAACTATCTGAGATAATGATTCACCGATTCAAGTTTTATAACTTTGATGTATCACATGAAGACGTAAAACATGAAGTTGTTGCCTTTCTACATGAGAAACTCGGTAAATTTGATGGGGAAAGTGGATTCAAAGCATTCTCTTATTTCTCAATCGTTGCTAAGAATTATCTTATTGCAGAGAATAACAAAAACTACTATCTTTACAAGAAGAGACATACAATAGAATCTATTGACGCTGAAAGAAACATCGTAAATGAACAACTACGAAGTGAGTTTGTAGACGAACAAAAGGATTTTATTGATATTTTTGTGGACATAATGGATCAATTTTTACCACTTATATTTACAAAAATAAGAGACTTACAAGTTGCAGATTCTGTTCTCTATCTATTCAAAGCGCGAGAAAATATAGAAAACTATAACAAAAAGGCACTTTATATCCTGATTAGAGAAAGAACAGGCATAAAAACACAGTACATAACAAATGTAATTACAAAATTCAAATTCATATATGGCAGACTCTATCAGGCATATTCGGAAGGTCAAAACATTGCAGATATGGATTGGTTTGAAATACAAGACATTATTGAAGACTAACATAGTTATATCATATGAGCTTTGACGCAGAAATATTCGGAAATAAAAAGTTCTCGGACTTACTAAAAGACATTTACGAGAACCAAAAGAAAAAAGACCGCCAGATAAATCTTCTGATTGCGGACTTGAAACCGCTTATTACAAATATAGGTGATGCGGCTTTACTTGTTCCTGTCATCAAAGATTATATGGAAGTATCGGTCAAGAATGATGAACATCTTGTAAAATTAGCCGCTGTTATTCAACGTATGGTTTCAAAGACTACGGAAGAAGGAAGTTCATTCTTGACAGATGAAGAAAAGGATGCTCTTCTAAAAGAGATCAAAACAATAGGTGAATCACACGAGGCAACAGAGTCAGATGAACTTTCAAAAGATAATACTTAATGCACAAGAATATGAATGGGCTCCTGCTGAAGTAGTTTCGGTTGATTATGAAACACGTAACCCAAGTAGGCTGTATACCATAAAGTGTAAGTTTTTGAATGCGGAGTCTGCTGCAACTCCAACTGATTTGATTCAAGCTAGGGCAATAAATGCCAATATAAAACAAATCCCAATAAAAGGTGAGATAGTTTTAGTTTGTAAAGCACCAACCCCATATCACTCTGGTGCAGGATATGGTCGAGAATACTACTACACACATCCAATATCTATACAGTCTTCTGTTCACCACAATGGAATTCCTGGTGCAAATAAAGTTCTTCTTGATGACAGGAATAACACACAGAAATCAACGGATGCATCACTCGGTATAGTAAAAAAACTTTCGGAAAGAACGGATATAAAGGAAACAATAGACCCAACATTTCCAGAAAGAAATGATGTTTATCCAATACAACCATTTTCTGGTGACCTTATTATAGAGGGTAGATGGGGACAATCAATTCGTCTTGGTTCCACCGTTGATACAAGACGTAAATACCAACTAAATCCAAAGTGGGGAGTTGGAACTGGTGCAACAGGTAATCCAATAACTATTATTTCTAATGGAACAAATCCAAAGAAAATAGAAAAGTCATTCAATCAATTTCACATAGAAAGTCCTGATGATGACGATGCATCAATTTGGCTAACATCCGGTCAGTCTGTAAAATTTACACCGTCTTCAACATATACACCATCAATCTTTGATAAAGAGATTGGTCTGTTTAGAAAGAACTTATTTGGTGGTAATCAAATAATACTTGCGTCCGATAGAATAGTTCTGAACTCAAATAAACAAGAACTGGTTGGTTTTGCAAAAGAAGGTATTGGGTTTGCCACGGAAAAAACTTTAGCACTAAACGCCAAGAATATAGTTGAGATTGAGGGTGGTAGGATTTCTTTGGGATTCAACGCAACATCTCCGATTATATTGGGTGATCGGCTTATAGAAGTCCTAAAGTCCCTAATGGATATTTTGATTGACATGAATCAATCTATTGTAAAGATGACACATCCAACTGGAGTAGGTCCTTCGGGTACACCAATTAATAGTGGAGAATACGTGAGTTATGTCAATGCTTTATCTAGATTAATAAATTCATTACCTAAAATCGCGAGTAAATTCGCTTTCGTAAATGAGTTTTCTGGTGGACCATCTAGCGTAGATAAAAATAAGTTTAGTGAACTTAAGAAGAATTCCTTTATTGTAAAGGTACCTGAAAAACAAGGTGGTGATAAATCTGGAACAGTAACTTTCAACGAGTAAAGATATGGCAACAAGAGAAGAACTCGCGGAAAAATATAGAAAAGACAGAAAGGAAAAAATTCTAAAACTTCAGGGTATATTTAGTTCTCAAATTACCCAAGAAGTAAAAAGATATTCTAAACTGCAAATATCAGACCCTGAACGTGGTTTGATTGATTCATCTTATATTTCTGCTTTTTATACAGCGAATGATTTTTATCCAAAAGATGAACTGTTATGGGATTTTTTGAACCTTCCAACATCTCAACGTGGGTCAAAAATAAGAAAAGATTTTCAAGACAAACTATCAAACAAAGATGAACCATTTGGTTATTTACTTCTGACCGGTTACTGTGGAATTTCACAAACAGGTACTTTTATAAATAAGAAATTCTCATTGAATGTTGGTGTGTTTGAAACATCATATCTAAAACTTCCAAATGAAACAAATCCATCCCTAATAGAAAGTATTAGAACAGATTACAACACCATAGTTGCAGAATCATATCAAGAACTTAGTAAAGCATTATCTTCTTTATCATATCCAATCTCACAGATAAATGAAAATAAAGGATTTTCTAAACATATAGAAAGTATAAATGAAGAACTGGAAGGTACTAATTTTCTAGAAATATCATCCATACCTGTCATAGTAAATTCATTTATTGATATACCCGATGGTACTAATGAGGGAGTACGTGGCGAGTTCAATAACATTTTTCCAAAACCGGAAGGATGGGATGAACTTTTTGGTACACCACAAAATCCTGGTACAACTGGTGTTAGTGGAGTAGCTGGTGTAGCTGGTACAACTGGTGTTAGCGGAGTAGCTGGTGTAGCTGGTACAACTGGTGTTAGCGGAGTAGCTGGTGTAGCTGGTACAACTGGTGTTATCGGTACAACCGAAGAAGTAAATAATCAGACCACGGATTCCGGTCAAACAAATGCAACACCTCAAGCTGGAACTTCTGGTAATACTCGAAAATATCTCTCAATAGAAGCTGTAAAAGATGACGAAATTGTTATAAGAACGGAGAATACTGGAAGTTCAAATTACTTATCAACTGTATTTTTACAAGATGACCCAGTTGTTGAAGACTATTATAGTGAAAGTCAAATAAAACAAATTCAAACAGAAAAGGTAAATTCACAATCTAAAGATAAAGTACAACCTGGTAGTGAAGTAAATAAAGAAGTAGTAAATAAAGAAATAGAGCAGAAAAAACAAGAAACAGAAGCTCAGAGAAAATCAGAAGAGTCGGATGCTTTAGAAAAAAAACAAGTAAAAGAAAAGTCAAATGGTGTACCCGATGGTTCTAATCCCGATTTACCTGAAGGTAAAACTGTAAAAATAGAGGAAAAATCAAAACCAATACCTGAAGATAAAAAACCAAAAGCAATGACACAGATTCCACCACGCGCATTGACTTTTATAAAATGGATGAATAGTGTTGGTAAAGATCCGACGAATGGAATATTTTTTAGAGGAGAAGGTAAAAAATTATACCCAAAGAATTCACAACCCCCAATAGATTTTGGCAGTGTTGAAAGTAGATTTAAAAATCTATTCTCTTTTGGTTCTCAATTGGATAAAATTTTCAAAGGATATACTGTTGAATCTCCAATAGATGCGGCACTTCTAATGAATTCCGGTGCAGTTGGTAGATTCAATAAAAATTGGCCGTATATGTTTGGGGAAGGGTCGGAAATACACGCCGCAATAACAAGAGCTCGTAGTGTAGTAAAAGAATCACAAGGAGGTATAGGTTCATTTGCTGCCGTTATCGATCACCCAAATGAAATAGATACAAATTGGGCCGAAAATCCATTTTGGTGTGGTCTGTGTACAAATTTTATGCTTTATTCTAACGGAAAATATTCATCTGATAGTAATCCTGTGGACATAACAAACACAAGAAACGCCCCAACACTTTATTCCAAGTCACCATTTAACATTTTTGGAGAACGATTGGATAGTCGAAAGAAGAAATTACAGAATGATATATCTTCTAAAAAAGGAACCATTTCTGGTAATAACTCTTCAATAAAAACAAAGAAAACATCACTAGAAAAAGAAAAACCAAATGCAGAAAAAAATGAAGCAAACTATAGAGACAATACAGATCCAACAAAATATAATCAAAAAAAAATAGATGGATTTTACATAAAAGTTAGAAACCTTGAGAGAGAAATACAAAATCTAGAGAATGCAAACAAAAAATTGGAAGAAGATATAAAAGAATATCAATCGGAGTTAGATAGTATTTCAAAAAATTCATCTTCTGGTACTTTTTATAACGAAAATAATGTTGTTGCATTATTTGAAAATGGATTTCATTGGACATCAAACGGTCTTACTGAAGCTGGTAAACAACTTTGGGATAAGATAAAAAATTGGCCAGGTGCATTTGTGGTGAGAAGACCTGACGGTAACGGTTCTGGTCACGTAGAAACACTATTACATTTTTCACCGACCGGTGAGATATACACTATAGGTGGAAATACCGGACTAGACAACTCGGATGGAAATGGACAGGAGTATGGATTCAAAAAATATACCGGTATTCACGATTTCAATGGTAAAATACCGTATTTCTTTGTCCATAGACGAGGAGATGCAAAACCATATACTAACGGAATTGGATTTAGTGTCAAACAAACTGAAACTTACAAGAAATATGTAAACGACTTACAAGTAAAAAAAGACAAAGAATTGAATCCTGCTGCTTTCAATATTTTAAGAAATATAATGGAGATATGATATGAGTTTGGATAAACTCCTGAAACAAATAAGAGTAATAATCAGAGAAGAAATCGAATATGCTCTTGATAAAAAAATCAATGAGTCTAAAAAGACTACTGATAAAAAAACATTAGAACATGGTATGTCTTTGATGAAAGAATTATCCTCGATAAAGAAGCAACCTCAAAAGGAAATGAAACCATCAAGACCTTCAAAAACTGGATTATCTAGTATTCAAGATATTCTAAATGAAACAAGAATGTCAATGGAACACGCAATGCAGGAAGAAGAATATCCGGAAATGCGATTCAATACCGATTCGATTATGTCAGGGAGAATGAATAATGGAATGATACCCGATGGATATAATCAAGAAGAAATAACACCAGAAGTATCAAAGGCACTTACTCGTGATTATTCTGCTCTCATGGCAAAAATAAATGAGAAAAAAGGAGTCTAATAATGGCATTTCGCAGGAAAACACTATTACTCAATCCAACTGACTCAAATACATCTCAAGTTCAAGATTTGAGGAGACCTGGTGTAATAAAACCAATCGGGGTAACATTGCCGTTCAACAATCCGAATGGTATATTCTTTACGAGTACAACAAACAAGAATCAGGTACTGAGTAATCTAAAGAATCTCTTACTTACTGCAAAAGGTGAAAGATATTTTGAGCCAGAGTTTGGAACAGATATTAGATCTATATTATTTGAGAATATAACCGATGAAGAAGAATTTACAAATAGAATTCGAGGAGATATAGAGACTGCAATTTCAATTTGGTTACCATACCTAATTGTAACAGAACTAACAGTAAATCTGAACATTTCCGACGATGGTAGAGTTGATGATCCAAATCATGCAATTAGTATTTTTCTACGTGTATTAATTTCAGGAACAAACATATATTTGCCAGTTAGGATATTTATATCTGAAACAGCAACTATTCGTGTAATTGAAGAGGCTCAAAACTAATGGCAGATTTAGTAAAAAAGGATATTCGTTATCTCTCAAGAGATTTCGGTTCATTGAGACAGAATCTTATAGATTTTGCAAAAAACTATTTTCCAAATTCATACCAAGATTTCAACGAATCATCACCTGGTATGATGTTTATGGAAATGTCTGCATACGTCGGCGATGTGCTTTCGTATTATACGGATGTTGCACTCCAAGAGTCAATGATACTACAGGCATCCGAAACTCAAAATATAATAAATCTTGCTCAATCATTTGGTTATACACCAAAGACTTCTGTTGCTGCTAATGTTTCAATAGACGTATTTCAGATTGTACCTGCTATCGGTACTGGCGTGAACAATACTCCCGATTGGAGTTACGCTTTTGCAATAGAGCCTGGTATGATTGTTGCTGACGAATCTGATAACTCCATACAATTTAGAACAATAGAATATCTTGATTTTAGATTTAGTAGTTCTTTTGAACCAACTGAAGTAACTGTTTTTGAGGTAGACGATTTAGATTCTACGGAACCAACTTTTTATCTGCTGAAAAAGTCTGTAAAGGCAGTTTCTGGTGTAATAAAAACTTCAAGTTACTCTTTTGGTTCCCCAAAACCATATGATAAAGTCATTCTGAACGACGATAGAATCATAGAAATACTATATGCGATAGATTCAGACGGAAACAAATGGACGCACGTGCCTTATCTCGCACAAGATACTATCTTTGAATCTGTTGCAAACATACCAAGAAATGATAAACAACTGAGTTCATATAGAACTGAGACACCTTATTTGTTGAAATTGAATAGGGTTTCTAGACGATTTTCTTCAAGAGCTTTTGGAAATAACTTCACCAGTTCATATGAAATAAGTTTTGGTGCTGGTGTTTCTGACTTTGACGATGAAGAACTAATACCAAACCCAGATTTGATTGGTTCATCTCTTACTGGAATTGAATCATCAACATCTCCAAATATAGACCCATCTAATTTTTTGTACACAAAAACTTATGGATTAGCCCCAAACAATACCACACTCACAATATATTACACACAGGGTGGTGGTGTAAGAGACAACGTTGCATCAGAAAGACTGACACGAATTGTAAGTAAAACTATACTTTTGGATGAAACCGGTCTAGACATAACACTATACAATCAAGTAATTGGTAGTATCGCAACAACAAACCCTGAACCTGCTACTGGTGGTAAGGATGGTGAGACAATAAATGAAATTCGTCAAAATGCTCTCGCATCATTTGCCTCACAGAATCGTGCAGTTACAAAAGAAGATTATATTATTCGGGCATATAGTCTTCCGCAGAAGTACGGGTCAATAGCAAAGGCATACATAACAAAAGACACACAACTTACAGAAGAATCCATATTCAATAGCGATAGAGTTGCAAACGATTTAGCATTGAACTTTTACGTTTTGGGATATGATTCAAATAGTAAACTAACAACAATAAATGTTGCAACCAAAGAAAATCTAAAAACATATTTGGGTCATCATAGAATATTGACAGACGCAATAAACATAAAAGACGCATACATAATAAACATCGGAATTGAATTCGATATAATTACAATGCCAGATCAAAATGGAAATCAGGTTGTATTGAGATGTATAGATAAACTAAAACGATACTTTGATATAAAAAGATGGCAAATAAATCAACCAATCGTTATAAGTAATATCTATACCGAACTCGATAGAGTTGAAGGTGTTCAAACCGTATCTAATGTTAGAATAGTGAATTTTTATGATACTACTCTTGGATATTCGAAATATTCTTACAACATAGATACCGCAACTAAAAATGGTATAGTTTTTCCATCACTTGATCCATCAATTTTTGAAATAAAATACCCTGATAATGATATTATTGGTAGAGTGAGGGCATTCGGATGATATACACCATTTATCCTAAATTTGATTCTACAATATATGAAAGAACAGAATCTCTAAATACTGGTACAGACCAAATTTTGGAATTATCCCATCAATTGGTAGGTAGTTCATCAAAATACAACAGTAGAATTTTGATGAAATTTGATGTATCAGGTATAGAATCGGACGTAAACTCTGGAAAAATATCTTCAAACGCAAAATATTACTTACAGCTAAGGACTGCAGACGTTAGAGAAATACCACAAGAATATACAGTATATGCATATCCTATAAGTGGTTCTTGGGTAAACGGAACGGGTAAATATAATAACACACCGATAACAACAGATGGTGTTTCTTGGAAATATCGTTCTTCTAAGTCAGTTGGAAAATTATGGGGTGTAACCGAAGTAACTGGTGGTCTAAATTATGAATGGGATGAAATATCCGATAGCTGGGTGGATGCTAATCTAATTTTTGGAGCATTATATGCTTCGTCAACCGGTTCATACTTCTCATCAGTCGGTGGGGGAACATGGTGGACATTTGAAAATACTACTTGCACACAGTCATTCTCATATGAATCATCTGACATTTATATGAATGTGACTTCAATCGTAAAAAAATGGATAACTGGATCTGGTAGATTTGATAACGAAGGATTTATACTAAAATTTTCAAACGATATAGAGTCCTCAACGGAAACACTTCCTAGCTTGAAATTTTTCTCAACTGATAGTAACACGATTTATGTCCCAAGACTTTTTGTTGTATGGGATGATTCATCATTTCAGACTGGTAGCCTTACACAACTTTCTTTAGATGATACACTAATCAATGTAAATCTAAAAAAATCATATTCTGAAACAGAAAAGGCAAAAATACGAGTATATGTGAATAGTAAATATCCACAAAAAACATACACAACACAGTCATATTACACACAAAATTATTTTCTACCAACATCTTCTTATTACGAAATCAGAGATGCACATACAGACGAAATTATAATTCCATTCGATAAGACTGGTTCAAAACTTAGCTGCGATGGAGATGGTAATTATTTCAAATTGTGGATGGATTCATTTCAACCAGAAAGATTTTATAGAGTTTTAATCAAATCGGAAACAGATGGTGGCAATATATCTCAAATATTCGATAACCAGTATTATTTCAAGGTTTCAAGATGATTCGTATAGAACAATTTTTATTTGAGCAATACGTTGAAGAAACTCAGGCAGAATCTATAATATCTGAATTTCCCAATATTATGTTCAATACAACTGATGAGTTTTTTGAATTTTTTGAACAACGTAATATAAAGTTGGTAAAAAAAATTGCAAATAATCCAAGAAAAGAATCATATCCACCAAGAGAGGAATTACTTCAAAGACTGAAGGAATTCAAATCATCCACAGATTATGATTATGTAAAAAAATACATAGCAAAAGAAACTTTGATACGAAATGAAATTTCTGCTGGAAACATAACAAAAGATACAAATTTACTAGACAGTATAAAGTCTGAACCATTGGATCCGTTTTTTGGTTTTATAGTCAGAAAAATTCTAACTGGAAGTGAAAGTGGAGTTCTTCCATCGGAAGAGCTAAAAAATATTCTAAATGAACTGACTAAAAAAACACAACAAGACATAGATACTACTGTAGCCGTTACTAGGGATGAAACGGGCAGAGTAACATCATTTGATAATTACATCAGAAATAGAGGTTCTATAAACGTAGAAGTTCTCGATGAGAGATTCACAATAACTTCAGTAAATTATGTGGTTCCAAATGAATTCAAAAGTTTACCAGATGCAATTGTTGCTGAAAAAAATGTATTGAAAAAAGCAGCTGAATTTGTTACACTATTTCCGAGTCAAGGTGGTGATGGAAATGAAACTGGAACGGGAACAGGAGTTCCAACAGATCAACAATCTCTTACTGAAAATTTGAAACGATTGATAGTAGAAGATTCAAACACAGTACCTTCATTACAAGCAAAAGTGCAAAATTTATCTGAACAGGTAGACAACCTAAATGAGTTAGTACAACTAAAACAAGAGGGTATAGACGACCTTTCTCGTGTGATAGAAGAGCTGTCAGATAAACGTAATCAAATTCTAGATGAAAATGCTATAAAAGATGACACAATTATTACTTTGAACGAAGTGATAGATTCTACTATTACCGAATTGGAAGGTAAAGTATCTGAACAACTTACAAATACCGCAGACGCTTTCGATGCATTGGCAACACAACTTGAAGCCCAAGCCAAGAAAGCAGAAGAGTCGG